TAAGTCTTTCTCCCCTAAATAAACACCACCATCAACATCAATTGTTAAGTCATTGTTAATAGTATAGTTCTCTATTCTATACTTTTCACAAACTTGTATAACTCCCTCTCTTGTAGTTGGGAAGTTAAGACTTGTACTCTCGAATATTTTATAAGGTTTTATATGTTTCATATTTATTCTATTATTTTATAGTGTTTTTTTATTATTTTCAAGTCTGGCATTTCTAAGTCATTATCTCTAATGAATGTTTGAAGCCTGTCTAACATAACAGTATCTCTGTTTCTAACTATTTCATAATCTATGAAGTCTTCTATCATAAAACTATCAGTTTCTTCATTTTCAATAAAAGTATATACTAATAAATTTACTGGATTATCTCTTATATTTATATAATCACTTACTTCTGGGAAGTATTCTAAGTCTTTTAATTTATTTACAAAACAAAGAAAATTCCCATTTATTGTTTTAGGACTACCTTCTAATGTCTCTAATTTATTATCATAACATATAAGATTGCCATTCACTACTGATGGACTACCTTCTAATGTTATTAATTTATTTCTATAACAATCAAAAGATCCACTTACTGTTTGTGGACACCCTTCTAATGTTTTTAATTTATTACGATTACAATCAAAAGATCCACTTACTGTTTGTGGACACCCTTCTAATGTTTTTAATTTATTATCATAACAACTAAAATCACCACTCACATAATTAAATCTAAGTGGTAAGTATTCTAAATTTTTATAAGCTAGATTAACATGTCCTTCAACATCAATACTTAAATCATCATTAATAGTGTAGTTATTTATTCTATACCTATTACACACTTCTATAACTTCCTCTCTTGTAGTTGGGAAGTTAAGACTTGTACTCTCGAATATTTTATAAGGTTTTATATGTTTCATATTTATTCTATTATTTTATAGTGTTTTTTTATTTCATCTAAGTCAGGCATCTTTAAATTATTATCCCTTATGAATGTTTGTAATCTATCTAACATAACAGTATCTCTGTTCCTAATTATCTCATAGTCATTGAAATATTCTATGAGGAAATTATTAGCTTCTGGTAAATAGATAAAGGTATATAATAATAGATTTACTGGATTTTCTCTCATATTTGTACTACCATCTACTTCTGGGAAGTATTCTAAATCTCTTAATTCATTATCAGCACAATAAAAACTACCACCTACTGTTTGTGGAGAACCTTCAAAAGATTTTAATTTATTTACAAAACAAAGAAAATTACCACCTATTGTTTGTGGGCTACCTTCTAATGTCTTTAATTCATTATTAAAGCAATGAAAATCACCATCTATTGTTTGTGGGCTACCTTCTAATGTCTTTAATTCATTATCATTACAAAAGAAACTACCATTTACTGTTCTAGGACAACCTTCCAAGGATTTTAGTTTATTAATACGGCAAAGGAAATTCCCACTCACATAATTAAATTTTAGTGGTAGGTGTTCTAAATTTTTATAAGCTAAATTAACACCACCAGCAACATCAATGCTTAAATCATCATTAATAGTGTAGTTTTCTATATCATATTTTTTACACACTTCTATAACTTCCTCTCTTGTAGTTGGGAAGTTAAGACTTGTACTCTCGAATATTTTATAAGGTTTTATATGTTTCATATTTATTCTATTATTTTATAGTATTCTTTAATATTATCCAAATTAGGCATTTTTAAATCGTTATCTCTAATAAAGGTTTGAAGCCTATCTAACATAACAGTATCTCTGTTTCTAACTATTTCATAGTCGTTAAAATCTTCTATTAGGAAACTATCAGCATTCTGAATAAAGGTGTATACTAAGAGATATACTGGATTTTCTCTCATAGATATAATACCATCTACTTCTGGGAAGTATTCTAAATCTCTTAATTCATTGTTAGAACAATAAAAGCCATCACCTACTGTTTTAGGACAACCTTCCAAGGATTTTAGTTTATTATCACTACAAAAAAAACTACCATTTACTGTTTTAGGACAACCTTCCAAGGATTTTAGTTTATTAATACGGCAAACGAAAATCCCACTCACATAATTAAATTTAAGTGGTAAGTGTTTTAAGTCTTTCTCCCCTAAATAAACACCACCATCAACATCAATACTTAAATCATCATTAATAGTGTAATCTATTATTTTATAATTTTCACACACTTCTATAACTTCCTCTCTTGTAGTTGGGAAGTTAGGGCTGTTGCTTTCAAATATTTTATAAGGTTTTATATGTTTCATAACCTATATATTAAATAGGTAAGTTGAGTTTGGTTAGGAATATATCTATAGCGTTTTATAAATCCACTTGACCTTCCCACAGTCCCATATTCTATAACTTATAACATCTTCATACATTATTTCCTTTTCAGATTTATCTATATCATAACCCATTTTTATAAGCTGTGATTTTCTATACTTAGATTTATGACACCTTCTATTTCCAATAATCCATTTGTAATCGATTGGTACATTTTTAGTATGTTCAAATCCCAATTTTTCATATAATGAGCCATCGAACATAGAGGTGTCTGAAAATGAGATAACACTGCTAACACTATACTGTTTTAATAAATAATTGAATAGTTTACTAGCACCACCAACAACATTTGTTTTTAATAGATTACAAAACCTAATTAATTCATATTCATTATCAGATCCACCCCTTGGTCTAGAGAAACACATAAGTGATACTAAGGTATCTTTGTGATATAGACCTAATTTTATATTAGAATTAGAATATCCCTGTATATGATTATTATCCATAAATATTCTACTATCTTCTATGTTGACTGTTTTAATTAGACACTTCCTAGCATATATAGAACCTATTGTTTTCTTGAGCTTATATGATATGATAGATTTTATTATATCTTTCCTCAATATCCAGTCATCTTCCCATATATGCATAAGGTACACACCTTTACTCAAGCACATATTTGTCTTATCATAATGGTATTTCTTAGCTTTATTAATCTCACTGTGCCAATATAGTCCATTAAACTCAAATGCTATGTTAGAATTTGGTAAATATATATCTAGTTCCTTGCCACCTAAAACTTTTCTATCATTTTCAATTATTAAATCGTCATATATGCTCTCTATATATATTTTTAAATCCTTCTCTAGACCAGATATATTACTACTGACTGGATTGCATTTTGTACATATTACATTATCCACACTTTGTCTGTTATGCAAATATTCTCTATGTATATTAAACTCTTCATTACACACATCGCAATGTAGGCTTATTACTCTAGTGTGATAATCTATACTAATAAAGTGTATGTTATCATATGTGTGTATTTTATCTAGTACTTTTTTATACAAGTTTTCATTTTTAGTGATTTTTGAATTGAGAATGCTTTTTTTGTGTATTTTTTCATTTTTCCAAGGATGGTCTACACCATATCTATCAAGGGATGTTTTTTTATATGATGCTTTGTATGCATCTATATTTTTCTTAAAAGACTCGACTCTTCTTTCTAAAAGACCATCTATACTTGCTACATTATTAACACCATACCTATCATTTAGTGTTTTTATCCTCTTATTTAAGATACTTTTTTTATAAGAATTTGTTCGGTTTTCATATTTTTTTGAAGTTATTGCCTTAGCATGCTCACTATGTGCTGCGTGTTTATGTCCAAATTTTTTTAAATTGGTGTTTTCTTTTTTCTTTTTTATTTTATCATCACTACCTATACATTTGTTAGAACAGTAATCATAGTACCCCATAGATGAGTTTTTAAATTTTACTAGATTATCACACAACTCATTGACACAAATGACATCTGTCTTTATATCATTTATAACATGATATACCTTTTCTTTAAAACATAGATGATTTATATTATTATCTTCACAATATTTGACTATGTATGTATAATCATCAAAAAAGTTCTTTGAAACATACTTTTCCATAGACATTTTACCAGACTTATTATCAAATTTATAATTATATAAGAAATCTTTGCTTATCATAAGATGGTTTTGATTTATATGTTATATGCTTTTTAAATAGTTTGTTTAATTAAAAAACCCCCATTAAATTAAAATGGAGGTTTGTAATTATTTATTATATATTTACTATCTATTTATAAATCCACCTGCTGATATAGCACCAGTTCTAAGGATAGTGATGTTATTAACAATGATTCCCATACCGCGTATCGGTTCAACAAACGTGTCAAGTACCCCAATTTGGTTATCTATTATCTCTGGTGTGTTATTTTCATCATCCATCTTATTAAAGAAGTTAAATAAACCATTCTTACTCACATAAGTCTCACATATAACATCTGCTCTTAGTTTAATTTCTGCTCTAACATCAGGAGTATTATACTTCCATTGGTAATCCAATAACATATTAGATAATTCTCTTTCAAGTTCTATAAGAACCTCTCTAACATGTATAAAAGATAGTGCAGAATTAAACAATGTTTGTGCAGTGTTCTCTGTCTCAATTATATATCCTCTATTTCTTTTGAAAACAATAGGGTTAATTTGTGCTTGATTTAAGAACTCAATATCTTCTTTAGTAAAGTCCATTTCTAGACCTGTGATATTTGTTATTCTACCATTTGTAACACCAGCCGCTATTGTCCAAGGTGTAATAGATGTTATATTAGAAATATGCTTTCTCATATAAGTTGTAGCCACATAAGATGCTGGTGGCATCTCTAATGGACGACCATTATCATTTACAGTAACATAAGGTGTGAAATACCCAACCGATGTATCACCTAATCCTTGTGGGAATGAATATCCAACTGGATTTAGACTTTCTTTATTACCACCATCTGCTAAGAACTCAACACTTAATACACCTTCCAAATCTGTAAAGTTTGGCGATTTTTTAAACTGTCTTAAAGAAGGCATGTTTATAAATCCAAATGCATCTAATCTATCTCCACAAATATCTACCAATTGAGATTTAGAATTTTCTACTAATCCAAGTCCAAAAGAGTCAATTAAATATCTAAAGTCAATAGCTTCTTTATTAGTTACTGCTTTAAATAAGGGAGTTCCTTTAGCTACTAAGTTTAGTATTCTATTTTGAGTTTCTTCTGTACCATCTGGTAATGAAGACTCCTTTACTTTAAATCCTTCAAAAACTAAACCTTTATATGTATTAGCATAATTATCTACTGATACAAATCTTGTTGTTTGTCTATCACCATTAAAATCTTCTTTTAATATTTCAGAATCACAAGTAAGTTCAACTAAATTAGTAGTAGTATTATATCTTCTTTTAGAAATAATCCTAGTTAATTCTCTAGGAGTTTTTGTAGATTTCAAGAAATCGCCTATTCTAACCTCAGTATATCTAGACCCATCTATTAATACCTTATTAGGTGTCTCAATGTAATTAACATCATCCTCTAATTCTAGAGTTTGTTTTAAATTACCAAGTTTTGATTTAACTGTAATAGATTTAGTTAAGTTATCACCGTCAATTGCCTCAGTCGCTAACATATCTTTACCAGTTGATTCAAAAATCATATCGCCATTAGCCTCTAAGTACATTTTCATAAATACACCATTCTCAACACCAACTTGGTCAAATGAATCTCTTGTGTTTATAACTCCGTCATTAAATGCATCGTAGAAATCAGAATATTTACCAATTACACCTTCTTCGTTTGATGCTACCTCTCCTTTAGTTTTAGCACCTTCTGATCCTAATATAAATTCATTATCTACTGTATAGAATACTAAGTATCCAGCAAGAACATCCACTAATTCAACTTCTGTTAATGGTGTCTTCAATGTAAATTTCTTATTCTGGCTAGTAGCAGTAATTATATCTTCTATTGTTACATTTCCTAAGCTAACATTAAAACCAGTAGAGCCTAAGCTCATAAGGACTTTATCTTTGTTAACATTATCAATTACACTAACCAATCTGTTAAACATCTTAAATCTTCTAGATTGTTGGTAATTAGAAAGAGATACAGTTGTTGCAGTATCTAAAAATTCAATTTCAAATTTACCATTCTCTGTATAACTTACGCTATAATCAACACCAATCACCAAGTCTACAAAGCCAGCTACATCGACTGTTATGTCTTGTATATTTGATGACTCCGTAAATTCTGTACTATCTATAACTATTTCAATTTTACCTAATGCTAATTCAGTAATTGTTACAGGCATATTATTTTCATCATCACTATTCTTTAATGCTATTTCACCCTTTGTATTAACAGTTGCTACCGAACTATATGATACTGGACCACTAGTAGCCTCTGGGTATTGTGAAGCATCTAAGATTAATGTATAAGAACCATCAGTGATATCTATTTTTCTATCCCCAATAACTACAAATGCACCTTCAATAGCTTCATATGTTAATTCTATATTGCTAGCAGTTATAGCGAAATCAGTTCTTGTTAATCCAAAAGTTGATCCCTCTGCAAAATATGCTGTTCTATTATTACCGTTTTCAATATTGCCCTCTACTAATGGAGCAGGTGAAACATCAGTATCTGTAAACGCATGTGATGCTTGACCTGTGTAATTTGTTACACCACCCATTATAGCAGTTACATTACCAGGCAAGTCTAAAGGAGTTTGAATAAATTCAATTTCCTCTTTTAAAGTTTCATTATAAGACAAAAAGTCAATTGATTCTACATCTTCATCAGTTGTAGTATTTCCTAACAAGTCAATTAAACCATTATAAGAATCAACCTCTACTGCATCATTATTAAATGCACAGAATAAGCCAGTTCTATCAGTATCTCTGTTTATAATAGTTTCTATAAATATGTTATTTCCATTTGTATCTCTGAAAAAAGGAATAAGTGAAAGACCTTCATAGTATTCTAGAAGATTTATATTTCTATCATTAGCAAAATCTCTTACTCTTTCTTTTATAAGACCATTATTATTGAAGTAGCTACTCCATCTGTTATCAACCGCTAGTGATTGATAATCTGACCAATCCCCACTTACTAAAACAACATCTACTAGGTAGTCTGCTGCGTAGTCTTTACTAGATACATATGGTGGTATTCTATCTTCTGACCCGTACCATTCTAACAAAGTTCTATCAAATCCACTTAGTCTTGATTTAAAAACGAATGCAGTTACTGTCTTATCAGATAGGTTTGTTAAGCTAAATGCTCTTTGATTATCATCTGTTAAGTTTAAGAAAGATTCAGTATCCCTTCTCCAAAAGCCTGTTGTGTCGAAAACTCTTCTATAAGGTCCTTCTTTCAAAACATCATTATTTGTACCAGCAGAAGCTGACAATGTTTTAAATTTAATTGTGTCTAATTCGTCATTAGTTGAGAGTAAATTCAATGCAAAAACTGGTGAAGTTTCTAACATCTTAGAAATCGTTCTATGAAAGAATGATCCTTTTCTTTCCATACCTCTGTCTATTTGTCCAAAAACTGATTCTAAATCATTTATATTTGTCAATCTTACTGGTGTGTTAACTGGTCCTTTTTTAGAAGTACCTATAACGAGGTTAGTTATCCCATCTACTGTTGGTGATGAATTTACTGACTGATCAAATTCTTCTATGAATATACCTGGTCTTTTGTACTTGCCAATTTGAATATTTGCCATATTTTCTATTTAATTTTTTTATTTAGTATATATATAAAAACTAAAAAATGACATTTTTTCTATTTTGGATAATAGCTATTTAATTTTAGATATCCAATCTTTAATATCTTGTTCTATATTATCCATTTTCTCTTTGTGACTTTTCTCTAATACAGGTAATTTTTTACTAGCATCATTAATATCTTTTTTAATTTTAATTATTTGATCATTGACTTTGCTTATTCTATCACTTATATCTTTTGAGATATCATCACTAGCATCTGATAGTCTATCCTTTAGCTCATTTTTTTCTATCGATTTATCAGTTTCTCTCTTTTTTAACTTCTCAATACTTCTAGTTATACTAGCTATACTAGAGTAGCTAACTAGAAATGGATTTGTATCTTTATCAGTCCCAATTACCTTATCTAAATCATCTTTAATACTACCATTTTCTAAATCTTGATAAATTTTATCTATTTTTGATTTATTAGAGTTATAATATGATATTTGTGTCTTTACTCTGTCTAATTTTTCTTTAGATAGTTTAACATCTTCACTATCACTATCCTCAACTTCAAAATCTTCTAAGAATAGTTTATACTTTTTTAAATGTTTCATTTAAATTTTTCTTTTAAATCTTTATAGTTTTTAGAATCCATTGGTCCAAATGCTGTTTTCTCTAAGTCAGTGAACTTGATGGGTTCTTTATTATTATCAACTAATTGAAATATATTCCTAACATCTTTCAAGTCTTTAAAGTTTTTAGCTATAGTTCTTTCATTATTTGTGTTAAACATATCAATATTAACTGCTGCTACTTTAATATCAGAACCAGGAGTTATATCAAATAAATCTCTATCCATCTTACCAAAAAACATTGGTTTAGGTCTTAATTCAACATTTTTTATCTTACCAGCTTTAATATTATAGTCTTGGTCTAAGTATTTAGAAAAGTTTAAAAATGTTTCTGAATACTTAACATACACATCTTCATCCACCACTTTAATAACAATAAGGTAAAACATTAATTGCTTTCCTAACAACATACCATATATTGTTCCTTCTGTATCAGTTATTTTACTAACCTCTTCAAAATAAGTGTCTATTACTTCTTTATCAACTTGTGTATTATCTTTAACAGTAGTTTTATCACTGTCTTGTGAGTCTTCATTATCTTTACCAACTGTTATGTTGTCAGATCCTATTTTCTTAGGTATTACATCTATTCCAAAGTATTCTTTAAAAAATTCACTTTGAGCATTTCCTTTATAAAGCTTCTCCCCATCTAGAAGTTTCTGTATAAAACTAAGAAGTATTTTACCACCACCTTTAACCCTTCTACCATCACCCAATTCTATTTCAGTATCTTTATCAAATAAAGCTTTATATTTATTATCCCTAATAATATTCTGTATCTTATCCTCAAATTTATTGAATACTTTGTTTATTATAAATGGTCCACCACCAGGATTATCTGGAGTTCCTGCATTAGATCCTAAATTAGTATACCTTCTAAACACATTATTAGAGACTTTACCACCACTTCTACCAGAAGGTATAGTTTGTGTTGTATAAACCTTAAAAGCCTTGTTAAACAGCTTTACTATGCTTAATATTGGATCTATTTCAATTTTTTTAATATCTTTTGTAGAATTCTCAACAATATCTTTAATATCATCAGCCTTACTCTTGTCAACAATCCAATTATCTAATACTACGTTTTTATAAAAGAATTTTTGAATTTCTTTCCCATTCGTAGATTTTTCATATACCTTCATAAAGGCATTATATTTAATTATTTTGCTCTCGTTTTTAGAATCTATGCCTGTATCAACTATTCTCTTAAATAACTTATTAAACTTCTTAATAGAACTACCAAAGTCGCCATCTAGTTCTGTTTCTGGTATGCCCATTAATTTTTTAGCAAAATTTGATATCTTACTAGCTATAGACACCCTTTCACTTTCACTAGAATCTATATCAGCACTTTCATTAAATTTATTGCTAAATTTTTTGTATGCTAATTGAAGCTTTCTTCCTAAGTCAATCCAGTATTTTTTAGATTTGCCATCACTATATAGTTTTTTTAGATTTGTTAGAAAATTTTTATCTAGCTTAATGCCATTTTCTTCTGATACTAGTTCTTGTATCTGCTTACTTAGCTTAATGTACTGTTTGTGTTCTCTTGACATACCTTCTATAGCTGCATCTTCATCACTAACTTTATTAGATACGCTAGGTACTCTAGGAACATTTTTATATTCTTCTTCAAGTTCTTCTGCCCTCTCTAGTATATCGGTTATTATGTCTATTAATTTAACCACCTCTTGATGATCTAAATCTGTTTCTTCCTCTGAATCATCGCTTTCAGTTTCAGTTTCAGTTTCATCTTTATCCCCATCATCATTAGTAGAATCACTTTTAATATCTTTTAAATATTCTTCAAAATTAAGAAGACTTTCTTCTAATTCTTTTTTAATACTAGCTCTATCGTTCTTAAATTCATCCATTTCAGATATATAATCTAAAAGGTTCTCTACATTTTCTTTTATTTTACTTATAGACTCTTCATTGTCAATTATTTCTTTTAGCTTACCCAATAAAAATGATATTTTAAAAAAGTTAAATTCATCTTCTTGCTTACTTCCCTCTATAACACCAGATGCTAACAATATTTCAAATTCACTATCTATGCCTTTAGCTATTGCCTCAATCCTATTAACATTATAATTAACTGTAAATCTCCTAGCTATAGAATTGAACATTCTACCCACTAATGAATCTCCCCAATTTATGTCATTGCCCAATGGTCCTGATGATCCACCTGACATGTCAAATGCTTCACTTAAGTATGTATTTTTTCTTTTTAGGTATTTCATATATGAATTTTTTTATATATATTAAAAATAAAAGACTTGTTTTATTTCTTGATGTCAATATATTTGTTATATTTGTATCAAACCTTAAAACTATTATTATGATTATTTGTATAGATTTAACAGAGATGAGAGATAAAGAATACAGAATACTTCAAGATAAGTATCCTGCTTTATCACCAGATGGTATAAAAAATGCTCAGAAAGCTGGGTTTAGTAAAGTATGGATAACTACGAAGGATGAAGAGTACAGAATAGTTGCCTTTACACATCCAAAATCTTCTAAGGAAGTTTCAGTAATTGATATTGAAATGTTTTTGGAAACTATACAACCAGAAAATTTCCAAGATATTGAAGAAGGTATAATAGATAGTCTTGACACTGACGAAATTCTTGATAAAATATCAAGATTAGGTATAGATAAGATATCATTAATTGAAAAAGAATTTCTAGACAAAAGCCTATAAGTACTGATGTTATTTAGTACATAAAGTGATAAAAAAAAGCCAAAATAATATTATTTTGGCTTTTTTTATTATATTTTTTTTAATATGTTAATTTTTATCCATAAAATAGATTTTAGATAAAAAGCAATATTAAAATGATAATATATAAAAGTGTAAATTAATAACAAGATGAAATTTAAACAGATTACTTACAAAGATAAAGCCTATAAAAATATTGATACGATAGTAGAGATACTTAAAGAAGAGGAATTCTATTGGTTAATAGACTCCGAAATTTCCAACGCAGTTATAGAAATAAGAAAGAATACTCTAATATGGCATGATGGTGTTTACCTAAGTGGTAATTGGCATTATGGTGTATTTAAAGGGGGTGAATTTTATGGTAATTGGTTAAATGGAATTTTTGAAGATGGGCTTTTTAGTGGTAAGTGGAACAGTGGATTAAGAATATAAGAGTATAAAAAATAATAGATAGCTATGAAAAAAAGAAAAACTTTGGTTAAGATGAATTTATCAGATATAGTTTTTAATGATAATATAGTATCTATTTATAAAACAGAATGTGGTTATTTCTTTGAAATTGGTGAACAAATAACAGATGATGTAGCAGAAGCAGTATCGATATTAATGAAAAGGGTCGATTCAACAGATAGTATATGGAAAACTAGATTGGACGATTTTAAGAAATATTCAGTAATCCCAGAAAAAAGTTTGTACTGGCTATCAGGTGGTCAAAAAGAATGGGATACACTTGTAAACTACAATAAGCCGTGGTGTGAATCATATATACATTTTCAAGAAAAGTTTGGAACTATGATAGTTGAAGCAGTAGAGAATTCAAAGACATTAGCAGATGTAAAATCTATATTTGAATATGAGCTAAATTTACTTAACATATATGAATTTGCACTAAGCGAAAGTCTAATAAAATGAAAATTTTATATTAAATATATTTATATATCATGATGTTGCATGTTTTTGTAAGTAAAAAGGATTTATTTTAACTAAAATTCTATACAAGTACAAAATTTATATTATAATATCTATATAGTCATGATCTTGCATGTTTTTTAATTAATATATAGATTATGGATAGAGAAAATAAAAAAAGATTAGTGTGTAATAATCCTTGGTGCAAAGCTCCCTTTTACTATGATATTGATAAAGCAATAGAAAAAGATGGAAAAAGTGTATTTCCAAAGGAATGTAGTAAATGCAAAAGCTTTAACTCACAAACAAGTGGTGGAGTAACATGGGAAGATAGAGAATATGAAGATGAACCAAAGGGTGGTGGACAAGAGGAAATAAGGTATACTGAAACTAATAAATATAGCAAATAATATGAAGGCACATTTTTTTGACATTGATACACTTATTAAGATAGATAATTCAGTATGGTTAGTCTCTAAGAATAAACCTTCGATACCCATCATTAAATTAACTGAATCAGAATTCAATTTAATAAAAAAAGGTATCTATAAGAAATATAATTCTATGCTTAATATTGATGATGTTGGATATTGGCTACCAGAAAACCTTTACAACACACTAAAGATTAAGAGTAAAAGTATGAAGTTCAACATAACTGACCTATCATTCTCCTTACAAGAATTTATGAATACAAGTATTATAGAAAATTTAGACTACACTATCTATAAGAAGCATTTTCAGCACCTTAGAAACAAAAACGATGATATATACATAATATGTTCTAAAAAAAGTAAAAGTAGCTACAAAACGATTATAGATAGCTTAGAGAAGGAATTGTGTGATATGAATCTAGTAGTAAAAGATTATTACTTTCTATCAGAAACATTTTATAATAGAGATAAAGATTATATCTCATATCTAAAAACAAGACTCTTACTACAACATTTGTTCGGTTATAAAACTGATGGTGACAAATTTACAGATACAGTTGTTGAGAATTATAACACAGTCCACTTTTATGATGAAAATAAAAAATCTATTGATTTGGCTATTAATATAAACGATGTGTTTACCACAATAATGAGTAATACTAGCGATGATATAAAAAATAATATCCATGACATTACGAATAGAGTAGATAAATACGTTATGGTTAGGGAGGTAACATATAACCAAAGAAACATCTTTAAACAAAAAGATATTCTAATACATGCTAATAATTTAGTGAAAACTTTTGAAACATTTAAGTACTTAAAAATATAATTACTTCTTTTTACCCTTACTTTCTTTTTTATTATCACTCTCTTTCATCATTGCTCCTTTTATAAGGTCATTTAGTTTTCTATTATCAACAATATCACCATCATCTTGTGAATCTTTCGCTTTATCAGATTGTGACTCTAAAACCTCTGAATTTTCAATATCGTCTAATCCCATATCTGTTCTTAGATTTTTATAGAACTTTTCTAAGTCAGTTCTTTGAGTGGATAGAAATTTAGAGTTTTCTCTAACTTGTACAATAGTCTGGTTAACAACTTCGTGCATTCTAGCTGAGCTTTCCCCATTATCAATTTGGCGTAGTTGGTTAAGGAAGTTTTTTCTAGTCATTTTAGCCAAGAATATAGCCTCTGAATATACCATAGCATCTTCCTTCATCTTATTTTTTATATAAGGATGTTGTTTTAGTTTTGGAACATCACTTAGGTATAAGTCTATAAGTGAACTTAAAACCTCCACTGATTGCTGTGATGATGTGCTTAAATCTGCATCATAATCATACAAGCTTATCTCACCAAGGTCTGGTAAATCTTCTGCTTCTGCCAAATGTTTTGATATATCAAAATCATTATTCTCCCCTTGTATTTGATCAAATTCGTCTTGTATCCTACTTTTTTCTTTATCTGTTTTAGACATAGAGCTGTTTTTTTATAATATATATAAAAAAATAAGTCGCTTATGGCAAAGATTAAGAAAGAAAGACAAATGGTATTTAGTAGTGAGAACGTTACCGAGGCTACTGATAAGATAAATGATGGTATAGTACTAAAAAGGTTTCAAAACCCATGGCTTAAAAATGAAATAGGGTTAAGAAGATCAGGTCTTACATTTAAGATGACAAGTGCCGAACAAGGAGAATACGTTAAATGTGCACTAGATATACACCATTTTACCGAAAAATACTGTAAGGTGAAAAGAGAAGATGGTTCTATTGGGTCAATAACACTTAGAGACTATCAAGCTGACATATTAGATAATTTTGTTGATAATCGATTCAATATATTAATGGCTAGTAGACAGGTCGGAAAGTGTAACTCTCTGATTATCAAGGTGTTGTGTAAAATAACAGAGAATAATAAGACAAAGGAAGTAGAAATACCTATGTATAAATTACTATTTATTTATAAAAAAAATAAAACAATTAGTGATTATATAAAATATAGCATTTACTCAATTATTAGCTTACTAACCTAGCCTATTTGATAACAAGCCAACAACTTTTTTGTATATTTGTGCATATAAAAAGAAAACAAAATAAAATTATGATAATAAATGACAATAAAGAAACGGTAACATGTAGAATATGTGGTGAGCAATGCAAAAGAATATATGGAAAGCATTTAAAATTTGCACATAATAACATGACTACTAAAGAATATAAAGAATTGTACGAAGGTGCTCCTATAATGGCATTATCAGATAAGGCTAAGACAACAATTAATGGTGGTAAGCATATGAAGAAAGAAAAGTATAAAAAAATGTTTGCTGAAAAAATAAGAGGCACAAAAAATCCTAATCACAAAAAAAATACAACTGAATTAGAAAGAAAATCAAGAAGTCCATTTTCAAAGAATTTTTCAAAATATGAGGGTGTAGAGAATATAGAGGAGCATATAAGTATTTTTGCAAAGGAAGCTATTAAGGATAGAATATCAGATACTAGTTTGGAATATTATTTACTAAGGGGTTATGATGAGGAAACATCACAAGAGATGCTTAGTGAAAGACAAACTACATTCACACTTGAAAAATGTATTGAAAAACACGGAAAAGATAAAGGCACAGACATATACAATAAAAGACAAGAGAAATGGCAAAAATCTCTCAATGAAAATGGTAATTTAAAATTAGGATACTCTAACATAAGTCAAGTATTGTTTAAATCAATATCATATGGGATGGAAGGGAATTTCAGATTTGCATTAAATGGTGGAGAGATGCCTCTTAGAAAGAAAAGTGGTGGTGTATGGTTATATGATTTTACACATACTGATAGAATGAAAATAATTGAATACCAAGGAGATCAATACCATGCGAATCCTAAAACTTTCAAAGAACATGACAGACCACACCCATTTAGAAAAGACATGACAGCAGATGATATATGGATTAAGGATAAAGAAAAATTACGAATTGCAACAGAATCTGGTTATGAAGTATTATATATATGGGATTCTGAATTTAGAGCAGTTGGTATTGATAAGAAAAAAATAATAATTGATAAATGTATCAAATTTTTAAGCACATAAAGATAAAGACAATAGATATTTTATATAAATTAATAGAATTAATAGAAAATATTGAATATAATAAACTAATACTAGATGAGAATGATATTTCTAAAAAAATAATAAACTCAATTAATGTGAGTGGATTAAAAGTTATGTCAGATACTGGCTTTGTAGATGTACCAGAATTACACATAACACAACCATATAAGATATGGAGAGTTGAGTTATCAAATGGTTATTATATAGAATGTGCAGACAGGCATATTTTATTCAATGATAAATTAGATGAAGTCTTTGTAAAAGACATAAATATAGGTGATTATATACATACAGATGATGGCTTACAAAGTGTAAAATATATTGGGAGTAGAAATTCAAAAGTCTCTATGTTTGATTTATCGGTAGACCATCAGAATCATAGGTTCTACACGAATGGGATACTTTCACATAATACTATATCTGCTTCTATATTTATGCTCCATACAATACTATTCAATAATGATAAAAACATTATGATTGTAGCTAACAAGGGAGATACATCAGTTGAGATTGTTGACAAGATAAAATCCATTTATTCATTACTACCATTTTTTTTAAAACCTGGTATAAAAACATGGAATCAAAAATCACTAACATTTGACAATGGTTGTCGTATTAAGACCTCTGCTAGGACAAAGACTCCAGCTATTGGTTTTACTATTGATGTTCTTTATTTAGATGAATTTGCACATATTCCTTCAAACATAATAGAACCATATTATACTGCGGTTTTTCCAACAGTATCTGCAATAAAAAACTCTAAAATAATAATCACATCTACACCAAATGGTATGAATTTATTTCATAAATTACTTACTAATGCAGAACGACCAGCTGGTGACCCACAAAGAAACAACTACACCCCTATGAGGGTTTACTGGTATCAAGTCCCTGGTAGGTTTGTTACATATATAAGGCTTAATGATCATAAATTATACGAAAACAAAATAGAAAAGGATGATATTCTTAATCAAGTACATAATAAATGGGGTGCTGATACTAAGGTCGAAATGAGTTGGAGTGTTGATTTACAAAAATATGTAATCGAGGTTTATAATAATGATTATTGTCATGATGAGGATGTTGTTGGATTTAATATAAAAACACCCGATGGTAAAGAGATATCTATACTAGAGTTAGCAGAACTTACTACATGGAAGGATGAGGCAATAAAAGATATTGGTGGAGAAGATGCTTTTAACCAAGAATACGGTCTTAGATTTGTAAATGCTAGTAAATCTTTACTAAGTGAAAATATTATAGACCATTTATTGAATAATAAAATTCTTTATGAGTGGGAGGAGATATATGAATTTGAAGATAAGCTAAATTTTTCCTATGAAAATTTAAAATGGGTTGATGATTATGATATATACAACCCTATAAAAAGAAAAGAATATAAAATAGTCTTATCAATTGACCTTGCAGAGGGATTAGGTCAAGATTTTTCTGTTATAAACATATTCAGAATAAGTAATAAAAGTAGAGAGGTCATAGATATACAAAAAGAAAAGTATTCATCAATAAAGGATTTTTTCAAACTAGAACAAATTGGGATATATCGAAGTAATATAATATCTATTAAACAAATGTCAGAATTGCTTTATATATTAGCTTTTGAATATTTTAATCCAGATAACCTTAAAATAGTTTTAGAACTTAACAACTATGGAAATACATTACTAGCAGAACTACCTCATGTTTTTGATGGTATTAATGATTATGGTTCTTCTGTATTTGTTAGATATAAGCACAGAATAGATTCACCAGAAGAAAAGGTAGGACTTAAAGTAACAAGTTTAAAAAATTTACTTATAAAAGACTACCAATCTCTAATGCTTAGTAAATCTTTCTCAATAAATAATGAAGACACCATAAGGGAAATAACCACATTTGTAAAACATACAACTAGTTCTGGTAATATAAAATATGCGGCAGATAATGGAAACGATGATTGCGTT